AATGGCACAACCAACAACAAGAGAAGAATTCAAAGGCTGGGTACTCCGCAAGCTGGGTGCTCCTGTCATTGATATTAACGTGTCTGACGAACAGATTGATGACCGTGTTGATGAAGCTGTCGATTTTTGGAGAGACTATCATTATAACGGAAGTCAACTCGTATACATGAAACACCAGATTACTCAACAGAATATTGATGATGGGTTTGTACAACTGCCAGCAGGAATACTTGGTATCTCCGGTATATTTAATATGCAATCGAGTATCTCGGCAGGTGGTGGTATATTTAATGTTCAGTATCAATTTGTTTTAAATAATCTCGAAGACATTACTGGTTATAATATCACAAACTATTTTATGTCAATGCAACATATGGAATTCTTACAGGAAATGCTTGTTGGAAAACCAATGGTTCGTTATAATAAACACGTTAACAAATTATGGCTCGATAGTGGTCAAGACGTAATGACTGTTGGCGAATATATTATTGTTGAAGCATATGATGTAATTGATCCTGCTTCGTATTCAGATGTATGGTCAGATCGCTTTCTACAAAATTATACATCTGCATTAATTAAAGAACAATGGGGATCGAACCTAACAAAATTTACAGGCATGCAACTCGTTGGTGGTGTTACTTTTAACGGAGAGCAAATACTTGCTGACGGTAAAGAAGAAAGACGATTAATGGAAGAAGAAGCAGTACAGAATTTACAACCTCTTTCCTATAATTATATTGGATAAGTAATGGCTACGAATACATTCTTTAATAATTACTCTCAGGTTGGAGAGCAGTCGCTGATTGATGATTTGGTAATAGAATCTATTAAGCAGTATGGTGTTGACATCATTTATATTAGCAGGGCAATTAAAGGTCGAGATAAAATATTTAACGAAGATGACTTTCCTGAGTATAATGAAGTATTTGGATTTGAAACTTACGTTAAGAATATGGAAGGCTTTGAAGGTGAAGGCGATTTCCTATCTAAGTTTGGTTTACAAATAAGAGACAATTTAACTCTCACTGTTGCGAATAGAACTTTTGAAAGATACGTAACTCGTGAGGTAGTTGATATTGTTCGCCCAAGAGAAGGCGATTTGATTTACTTCCCATTAAACGAAAAGATGTTTGAAGTTAAATACGTTGAACACGAAAGCGTATTCTATCAAATGGGTCAAACTCAAGTATATGATATGCAATGTGATTTGATTGAATATGCCAACCAAAGGTTCAATACAGGCCACCCAGCGATTGATAATTACTTTGCCGAATATAATACAGATATTATAGTAGATGCAAATAACGCAACATTATCCGCTCTTTCTCTAACTGACGATAACGCAAGTAACCTTGACTTTGAAACTGAAGGCGACTTGATTGTTGATTTCTCAGAGGTAGATCCTTTCAGCGAAAACATATCTATAAGTGATACCTAATGGCAATAGCAAATTATTTTTATAATTCTACGATTCGCAAATATGTTGCTTTATTTGGTACATATTTTAATCAATTAGAAGTTCGTAGAACAACTACTGATGGGACTATCAATCAGCGACAGATAGTACCTATTTCTTATGGACCATATCAAAAGATTTTAGCAAGACTCGACCAAGATCCAAAAATAGAAGGTGGTGCAAGTTTTGATGCAGATGGCAATCCATCGGCAGGACAACCATTCGCAATGACATTACCTCGTATGGCTTTTGAGTTAACGAGTTTTCAATACGATTCAGAACGAAAGGTTGCACCAACAAGAAAATTAAGAAAGACCGAAGTTGATACAGAAAACGGCGGAAGAAGATTTGTGTACGCAGGAACTCCATATAATATGGGATTCAGTTTGTACATCATGGCAAAATATAATGAAGATGCAATTAAAGTAGTAGAACAGATTCTTCCATTCTTTAATCCAGATCATACAAGCACTGTAAAGTTGATTGATGGTTTAGAACCAATGGATATACCGTTAATACTAAATGATGTTCAATCAGAAGACATCTACGAAGAAGCCTTTACACAAAGAAGAAGTATAATGTATACACTAAACTTCAATATGAAAGGTTGGTTCTTTGGTCC